GGACTGGCAACCGATCTACGGGCAGCTGAAGTTTCGGTGGGAGGCATGAAAAAGGGCGGCTCACGCCGCCCGATTCCTACTTCTTTTTGTTTTTGCTACCTTTCGGCCTGCCCCGCTTCTTGGGCGCGGGTTTTTTGGGCGCCGTTTTCTTGAGTGCGGGTGCTTGACCCCCGACCCACGCTTCATTGAAGGTAGGCGTCTTCTTGTCGTCGCCGACCAACCGCCCTCGATCATCTCTCGCGCGCTCCGGTTCGGACTCGGTGTAGAACATCGGAAAGAATGTTTTCAGAAACCTCTTCATCATGCAGACTTCTCCCTTGTCTGTTGGTATGCGTCCTTGATCAGGACAGCTAGTTGCCTTGCGATTGTCCGGTCTTCTTCCTTCGACAGCTCGCGGATCATCTCATAGATTTCCATCGGCACGGCTACGTTGCGAAACGCCGCCTTTTTTTCGACTGTTGGTCTTCCGCGCTTTGCTGCCATCTACTTGCCTCCGTTCTTTGGGCGTCCGCGCTTTCGGATGGCCTTCGGTTCGCGATACACCATCGACTCTCCGTCGTACTCCAGCCCCAGTTCGTCCACCACCGCCACCAGGTTTGCGATCATCCTTAGATCGTTGTCCTCCAGCATGAACCGAATTGACTTTCCGCGAATCAGATTTAGCTGGTCGTTTACCAGCGATACCATAGACATGCTTATGCCTCCTTACTTCGACTTCGATGTAGTAACCATGGTGACCGTCTCCCCTTCTGGGGATGCTGGCTTGTTCGTCCAGTTCGTCAATCACCGCCTCAAGTTCAGTGGGTTTGCACACCACCTCTTTCACAATCTTTAACCTATTAGAATATAGGGTAATTGTGAAATCTAAGATTTTATTATCATTCTTCATGTTTATAAGTTGTTGTGAGCTTGCAGTCCACAAGTTTTAGAGTCTTGTTCTCATAATACTTCGGGCGCTTTTCAGCGATCTCGTACAGGCATTGCCACATTTCGTCATGTAACTCAGAACCGCGCTCCCACTCGCAAACCCCTCCGGTGCACACAAGCATGACCGCCATATATTTAAGACTCATCCTTCTTGCCTCCGTAAAAATCACCGCGCTTCTGATTCTTGTATGCGCGATCTTGGCGCGTACCGACGACGGTCTTTATATACCAAGCCTTTTGCCGGATTCGGGCAAGCTCCTCGGCGAACTCCTCAACCGTCATGTCCACAGCACTCTTCCACATAACCCTCTCCTTCACATTCTTGGCACGCGGCCTGGTAGCCCTCGAGGTAGCCGCCATGGTTCCAATCCACGACGGATCGCTCGTACTCACATTCACCCTGACCACCGCACTCAGGACACAACACATACCCCTTGTCCAACATGGACTGGTGATACCGCTGCGCCATCTTGTGTTGCATCTCCAAGATGGGCGCCACCGCCTCAATGTGCTTTTTCACGGCGTTCATCACGATCCTCCTCCGGCAGACTCTCGTCCAACTCATAGTTGATGTCGTGGTACTCGCAGTACCCGATCACGGAATACAGTTGCGTGTCTGGCGCAATGAAGGAGCGAATCAACACGCCCTGCTTGCCATTGTCATCCACGATGTAATGCAACCAGTAATCCGCCATCTCTGGGGATGCCCACGCATAATGCCGCGTGGTCTCGCCTTTACCTGATGATGTGGTGATCTGCCCTGCAACCGAGGACAGATAACTCAATGTCCAATCCGCATCACTCATCATAACCCTCCGGTGGTCCGTCTGGATCGCCATCTGCTTCGCCCGAAAACTTGCGCCGCGCCTCGTGGTAAACGTCAATCAGGCTTTCGCCATGCTTCTCGCACCACTCCTCCACGGTCATGTCGATGGCGTCTTCTTCCATATCCATGAGCCATGCTTTTACTTTTCCCATTTCTACCTCCGTAGATTTTGAACCAACATTCTGTGCAAAGGAGGCTCTCACCATCCTTTGCATCAGCCTTCTCACCACACTTGTGGCACCTACTAATGGGCAACATCCTTCATGCCCTCCAGCAAATGACAGATCACATCAACGGTCCAGCCATTGCCCAGCATCCGATAACGCTGGGTGTTTGACACATGATCCGTGTATCCATCCGGCACAGTCTGCAAACGCTCACATTCAATGGGCGTCAACTTGCGCCATGTCATACCGTCCGTGACAAAATTGTTGTGCTCCCATGACGAACCGCTCAACGTGGGAACCTTACCGTCCTCCGCCTTCACGCCGCCTTTGTTATTGCCCCTCGGCACTTGAAGAATCTTCGGCACGTTGCTGGCGCGTTGTCCTGTAAGCGTGGGACTCTTGCCCTCTGGACTTACAACCTTGCGATCTTGGTAAAAGCCACTGCCCTCGGCCTCGCCGACTACCAAAATCTTCGGCTCAAGATTCCCGCCGGAGTTGGCGCACAATGTCGGCGCCTTGCCGTCTGGATGATAGACGCGCCGGTTGTAATCGTGGCCTTTCAAATCCGCCTCACCTGCCAGCAGCAAATCGTTATCGTCGGCAAAATCAAACACAAGCTGGCGCCGATTCTTCTGGAAATAGGATTTCAGATTCCCACCCTTGAAGTAGTTCGCGTCAATGCAATGTGACTTGTCCCGATCCGTAAAACCGTTCTCCAAGATGTCCTTCAAATAAACGCGCTTGTTCTCCGGCATGGAGCGGACTGGAATGTTTGTCCAATACAGACGATCACGATTCTGCGCCGACACTAAGTTGGAGTTGATGCGAACCGGCCTCACGCCCAAATGCTCAGTGATAACGTCCTGATGCTCTTGCTTCATGTTGACGTTCTCCAACAGAAACCATGTCGGCTTCAACTCGCGCAACAAACGCACATACTCAAAGAACAGCGCCGAGCGCGGATCATCAAAGTTCAGCCGCTTGCCGGCCCATGAAAATCCCTGACAGGGTGAGCCGCCGATCAACAGGTCAATAGAATAACAACGAGGATCATCCTCTGGATGATTGGTGTGAAGATAACCATCCTCCGTGTGAACCTTGGTCACATCACCCAGATGCACCGTGTCAGGATAGTTGGCCTTCGCTACTTCAATCGCATACTTGTCGATCTCGCTGGCAAAGTAATTGGAGATAGGAAGACCTGCCCTTTCAAGGGCAAGCCTCCCACATGACATTCCGTCAAACAGCGACAGCACGTTCACAATACTTCTCCTTCATTTCAGTATGTGTAAGCTCGTCAATCAGAACCCACTCATCACGCATCTGCCAAATCTCAATCCACAAATCTCGGCTGTTATGCTTTGAGATCACATAATGATAGTCACACCAATCATTGGCCTCCAACATCTCATCACGATCCTTGAACCTCGCGTTAACCAAACGAACACCACCGCCCCTCCGATCTTTGTTCGCCGCAACAAACGATGCCGCAAACTCGTCGGCCTCAAAACGTGGCAACTCCCATGCGAACTCTTTGGCGTTCTCAATGAAATCCACCGCACCCTGCGGATAGTTGTCATAATGCTTGTAAACATGAACCTCTTCATGCTCGTCCTCAAAGATGTAAATCGCTCTAGTTCCCATTGTCTTCCTCCTCAAGATTCTCAAACAAGACGTAAACCTGACCGTCCTTCTCATCACCAACATAGACTTCCAAAAAATCTACCGGCGTGTCCTTCAGTGCATTCGACAGCCACCTAAACAAAGACTCCTTATCCATCGTCGTCCTCCATTACATGACGAAACTTTACACATGTGCCCTGACACTTGTCGCAATCTACGACATCACCATAAGGCGTTGGCTCGTACCCATGACCGGCGCACCAGTCACAGTATACAAGGTATTCGATCCGTGAACCTTGGACCTCAATTCTTTGCTGTATTTCCATAGCGTCCTCCAAGACTGATATTTAATTGTTATTATACACAGGGCGAGACAGTATGCAACAACATAAGAACCGTGTCTCGTTTGTCACGTTTGGTACAGTATTTTTGCTGAAAAAAAGTTTTTAAAATTTTTTCAAATGGGGTGTGACAAGTGTGACAAGTGTGACAAGAACCTTGCAACACGAGGCGGAGCAACGGTTTTCCCTTGGCACACTTCTAAGCATTTTTGGCACACTTGTCACACTATGGAGACACTATAGGACAACATCTCAAAAACCTGGTAAAAGCCCTGGATTCAAAAAGGCTTCAAAACAGCCTTTTTATGGGGTACTAGTGTGACATGTGTAACAAGAAGACAGACATTCTTGCAGATGACATTGAGGCCGAGACTGGACGCAAATTGACCCAGCGTCAGCGTGAGTTCGCTCGGCACTATGTTGAAGGTATCTATTCCAACGCTGAATGTGCCCGAAAGGCAGGCTATGCATCCAACTCAGCAGCCTCTATTGCTGGGCACTTGTTAGCCGGCAAAAAGTTTCCTCACCTCACCGATTACATACAAGAACTTCGTGAAGAGCGAGAACGTCGCTATGGCGTGACCGTGATGGGTCAGCTCAAACGTCTTCATGAATTATCGGCTGGCGCCGAGGAAGCAGGTCAGTTCTCAGCGGCAATCAATGCCGAGAAGATTCGATCTGCACTTGGTGGCTTGACTGTGGACAGGCGAGAAAACATTCATCAGCTAGACGATCTGTCTCGAGAAGAGATTACCTCTCGTTTGAATCAACTCCGTCGCGAGTATCCGCAGGCGTTCATTGAGGGTGAGTATACGGAGGTAGTTGATGCCGACACCGGAGGCGAACTTTTGGAACACCATCCGCAGGAACCTGCCGAGTAACTGCTATACAACCCGAATCGAAAACCGCCATGGCGGTGGCGTGCCTGACGTACATGTAGCATGGTCAGGACTTGTGTTCTGGTTGGAATTAAAAACAACAAAAAACAATACGGTCAGAATATCCCCACAGCAAATTGCGTGGAATACCGCGTATTCGCGTTCAGGCGGCTTGTCATTCATCTTGGTTAAGCACCTCTCTTCGGGCGACCTAATTTTGTTTCGGGGCGCGAGAGCCTTGGATGTAGCCAAGTCGGGACTGGCAGCTGGGGCCGAGTTTCGGGGG